TAAATACGGTGAAGCATTATATAGTTCACCATAGGTAGGTTATCTTCTATTGATTGAGATTCTTTATTTTCCATTATGGCCTCCCCATATCTTCCCAAAATATTTCACGCCCCATAGCGTCTTTCTCAGATAGGGCATTTCCTTCAAACTCATAATTAAAAGGGTTCTCTTCTTGCGGCGCACTTATTTTTGCACTATTTTGCGGAATCACTTTAACATGAAAGAAGTTTTCTTCTTGCTCACAGGTGCATTGCCCGTTTTTACATTCATCTAACATTGTCCACCGCTTTCATAATATCATCGTAATCTTTTGTTCCAAGGACTTTTTTATAGTGGCAAGATAGGCAATAAACAAATACCCGATCCTCACCGTCCTGGTTAGGGAAAAGAGGACCTTGATCCATTGGACATTCAAGTCTAGGAACAAGGCCCTCTTCTGATAAGGCTATGTACTTAGATACGTATTGTATCTGCATTACTTCCTACTTCTTTGCATCAGTTGGGAATTGCAAAAGCCATTCCTTAGCCTTCGGGGTCATACCCTTCCAGCTTGACCAATCTGAGCCGCCTTCGGTCATGTAGTACGTTATCTCTGCGTTAGTTACTGGGTCGAATAACTCTTTGTTACTCTTTAGGTCGAATTTCTCTAGTCTTTTTGGACCGAGATCTCCAATCATGTTTATCTGGAATATTCCATAGGAACTATCTCCAGTTTTCTTATCCCCGTTATATGCAAGCGGTCTTCCATTAGATTCACGCTTTGCTATTGACCAAGCTTTCTTAAGGCCTGATCCTTCGAATCCTACAGTCTTGAGTAGTAAAACTAGTTCTTCGTCTGTAAGCATCTCAGATGGCTTGTAAATCTCTTTACTAAAACTATCTAAGACTTCTTGCTTTAGTTGGGCTTCAGTTTTCACTAAAGGTTGTACTGTTAAGGCATTTGCTGGCTGTACAGGAAACAAAAATAATGTTATCATTACTATTGTAACTATATTGTGAGCCAGATCACTCACCTGTTGTTTTATTTTCTCCATTGGCATTTCCTCCTCTAGAGATAACGAACTACAATCATAACATTGATGGGATAAGCCTGTCAAGCCAGTCAACCAGAAAGAAAACATGAATATATCTTATTATACTATTCAGTCGGGGCTTAATCCCGCAGTTGGCTATGGCTATGCAGGAAAGAATATAGTTAAATCTTTAAATAAACTTGGGCATAATATAACATTTGCTGATCCTAAAGCTGATATTCAATTAAGCTTTACTCAGCCACAACATTTTAAGCTACATAGAAAACAATATCAGATTTCATATACTCCGTGGGAATCTACAGAGATGAAGCCAGAGTGGGTTGAAAGATTTAATGCGTGTGATGAAGTCTGGACAACATCTGACTGGTGTGCTAAAGTATTTAAAGACAATGGAATAACTAAACCAATATATGTTTATCCACATGGGATTGAAAGCATCTGGGTACCTAAAAAAAGATTTGTTCAAAAAGGAACACCCTTAAAGTTTTTACATATTGGAGAGCCTTCTCCAAGAAAAGACGGGCAACTAGTAGTAAATACATTCATAAAACTATTTGGCAATAATCCAGACTATCACTTAACAATTAAAGCTCATAAGTTTAGTACTATTAGAGTATATGATAATGAAGATAGCATTATTGGTCTTCCCCACGAACTTTATAGTAATATAGATATGATTACAGATGAGATTAACGAAGAGCATCTTGTAAAGCTTTATCACGATCATCATGTTTTAGTTTATCCTACATGGGGAGAAGGTTTTGGCTTTATTCCTTTACAAGGATTAGCAACTGGTATGCCAGTAATATCAACATATGATTGGTCTCACTATATGGACTACATGGGACCACTTAAGTTAAAGTCTAAACTTACAAATGAGACTATGCCAAACTTTATATCAGATGGACATATAGGAAAAATGTTTAAACCAGATGCAAAACATTTAGAAGAGTTGATGTTAGAAGTTTCAAGTAACTATAATGCTTACTCTGGATATTATTTTGCTCAGTCAACCGAAATACATGAAAAGTATAATTGGGATCAGTTGACCAAGAAAGCATTTGAACATTTAGTAGAAAAATTTAATTAGCCCTTCCCCTTTTAATCATTCTTTGGTAGAATAGGATCTTCACACTAAATTTAAATTAACCGCTAGGCGGAGAAAAAAGGTATTATAAAATGTCTAAGACTATTGCAAACCCATACGAAAATTTTATTGCGTTATCAAGATATGCAAGATGGATATCAGAAGATAATCGCCGTGAGACATGGGGTGAGACAGTAGATAGATATTTTGACTTCATGTTAAACCATCTAAAACAGAATTACAACTATATTCCAAATGAAAAGCTTGTAGCGGAATTAAAAGACGGTGTATTTCAGAGAAACGTCATGCCTTCTATGCGTTCTGTGATGACTTCAGGAGCAGCACTAGAAAGAGATAATGTTGCAGGATATAACTGTGCATTTCTTCCAGTTGACTCTGCACGTTCATTTGATGAAACCATGTATATACTTATGTGCGGTACAGGAGTAGGATTCTCTGTTGAGTATAAATATATTAATAAGCTTCCTGCCGTTCCAGAATCATTGGAGAAGTCAACTACTGTAATTACAGTAGAAGATTCAAAGCAAGGCTGGGCAAAAGCATACCGTGAGTTGCTTGCACTACTCTGGTCAGGACAGATTCCAGCAATCGATGTTTCTAAGGTGCGTCCCGCAGGCGCAAGACTTAAGACAATGGGTGGAAGATCATCTGGACCACAACCACTTATTAATTTATTTGATTTTACAATTGCAAAGTTTAAAGGCGCTACAGGAAGAAACCTTAAGCCAATTGAATGCCACGATATAATGTGCAAGATTGGTGAAGTAGTTGTTGTAGGCGGAGTTCGCCGATCAGCAATGATTTCCCTTTCTAACATTAACGATATCGAGATGGCACAGGCTAAGTCAGGCAACTGGTGGGAAGCCAATACACAACGTGCTTTATCTAATAACTCTGTTGCGTACTCACGCAAGCCAGACATGGAGCAATTTATTGCAGAATGGAAATCTCTATATGATTCAAAGTCAGGAGAACGAGGTATATACAATGTGGCCGCAGCTCAAGCCCAAGCAGCCAAGTATGGAAGAAGAGATCCAGATATACACTATGGAACTAACCCGTGCTCAGAGATTATTTTACGTCCTTATCAGTTTTGTAACCTTTCAGAAGTCGTACTACGTGAGAATGATACAAAGAAAGAAATTGAACGCAAGGTTGAACTTGCAACTATTCTTGGAACGTGGCAGTCAACGCTTACAGACTTTAAATATCTTCGCAAGATCTGGAAAGACAATACAGAAGAAGAGCGCCTGCTAGGTGTTTCTTTAACTGGACAATTTGGACACAAGTTTATGTCAGGTAAAGAAGACCTTGTTTCACTAGAAGATTTCTTGATGACTCTTAGAGAATTAGCAAGAGCAAAGAATAAAGATGAGGCTGGGAAAATTGGGATTCCTGAGTCTGCCGCTATTACATGTGTAAAGCCATCAGGAACAGTATCTCAATTGGTCGGGGTATCTTCAGGAATGCATGCTTGGCATTCTCCATATTACATTCGTACAGTACGTGGGGCAAAGGGAGATCCAATCTCTACATTTTTGAAGGAAGTCGGAATTCCTGTAGAAGATGATGTTATGAAGCCAAACGATACATACGTATTCTCATTTCCAATTAAGGCACCAGAGGGTGCAATTGTTAGAAATGATTTAACTGCTATTGAACACCTAAACATTTGGTTGGTTTACCAACGTGCATGGTGTGAGCACAAACCATCTATTACCGTTTCTGTAAAAGAGGATGAATGGATGGAAGTTGGTGCTTGGGTATATAAGCATTTTGATGAGGTTTCTGGAATTTCATTCCTGCCGCATTCAGACCACTCATATAAGCAGGCTCCTTACCAAGAAGTAGATAAGGCAGAATATGACGCTCTTGTTGAAAAGATGCCAAAGGATATCCGATGGGAAGATTTATCTTTTTATGAGACAGAAGATGGCACTTCTACCAATGCCACGCTTGCCTGCAGCTCAGATGGAAATTGTGAGCTTGTGGATATTTCTGCTTAGTGGTAGAATTATAGTATTCGGGTAAAACCGAAAATTCTAGGGCGTCCGCCCAAGAAGGAGATTAAGATGGCATCAAAAGATCTTAACAAGGATGGAAAGGTTACAATGACAGAGGAAATTTTAGCAGCGCTTGGAACATATGCTCGTGCATTTCTTTCAGCATCTATTGCTCTATACATGACTGGGAATACAAATCCGAAGGATTTACTAATGGGCGGTATCGCAGCCGTTGCTCCAGTTATCCTAAAGGCTCTAAGCCCAAGCAACCAAGAATTTGGCTTCAAGGCTAAAAAGTAACAAATAATTTAATATCGATTAGGATGGCTCCTATGCTAAAATAAGCATAGGAGTTTTCCTATTTAGGAGTACTAGCAAATGGCAGGACAAAAGAATTTCGAAGTGGATCAAAATGCCACTTTTTCATTTATTGTTGAATATAAAGACAATGATGGATTACCTATTGACTTAACAGGCGCAACAGCAAAAATGCAAGTCCGTGATACAAAAGGCGGAGCAAAACTAGCATTTACTTTAACGTCACCTTCAACGGGAGGGATTACAATAACCCCGCTACTTGGTAAGCTAACTATAAAGATGACCCCTACGCAAACGAATAAACTATTCTATCCAAAATCATCATATGACATTATGGTGACAGACTCAAACGCAAACAAAATTAAATTGCTAGAGGGATTTATAACCCTTAGCAGATCGGTGACAATCTAATGGTAGAAACAATTGTTGTAACGGTACCAAACAATGAAGTCGTTGTTTCAACTCCTGGCCCACAAGGTGCAAGAGGAAAAAGTATCCTTAATGGGGCAGGGGTTCCCTCAGAGAACTTAGGCCTTGAAGGAGATTTTTACTACGATAAAAATACAACAAGATTCTATGGTCCAAAACCAACAGATCTAACTTGGGCGGGAGCCACAAGTTACCTTCTAAATATGACCTTGGAATACACATGGGAGCTCACACAGGTAACAGGCCCAGTAAATGGGGTATATTCTGTAATTATTAATCATAATCTAGGCATGAAGCCAAATGTTACGATTAAATCAAGCGCAGGAGATGTTTTAGAAACTGGAATAGATTATAATAGTAATAACAGAATTACACTGACAATGGCTCAACCATTCTCAGGGACAGCGTACCTGTCTTAAGGGAGTTAGCAAATGGCAAGAAAATTTTTAGTTAGCGTTGATCTCAACAAGAATGAGCTTCTTAATGCTAGAATCCAGAACTTAGGCGCTGCACCATCTAGCCCAGTAACTGGACAGATTTACTACGATACATCTGATTATAAGATGTATTACTACAATGGACTGTCTGCACCAGACGGCCCATGGATGCCAATGTCTGGATCAACAGAAGTTATCCAAGATGTTATTGGAGCATCAGTCCTTGCTGGTACAGCTTTAACAGCAACATATAATGATACAGCAGGAACAACAACTCTTAGACTTAATGATACAGCGGTAACACCTGGCTCATACGGTTCACAAACAGCAATTCCTACGTTTACAGTAGATGCTCAAGGTCGTTTGACTGCGGCAGGAACTGTAACAGTAGCAACAACACTTTCAATTGCTGCAGAATCTGGAACACCAGATACAGTAAACCTTCTTACAGATACTTTAACATTTGCCGCAGGCGAAGGCATTGATACCACTGTAACAAATAATACAATTACAATTGCTGGAGAAGATGCAACATCAAGCAACAAGGGTATTGCAAGCTTTGATTCAACAGACTTTACTGTAACATCAGG